AGTTTGCTGAGAAGAGTGTAATGATCGAGGTCGACGTAGATGTGGAGTCTGATTAAACTTTTAGCCGGAGGATTCATCCTCTATTATACATTGGTATTTGGAGCAGCAATGATTGTCATTGCAACATCATTATGATTATTTTAGATTTAAACCAGGTGATGATTTCGACGTTGATGGCGTCTATTGGAAATCATACAAATATGGACATAGATGAGGATTTGCTTCGGCATATGATTCTCAACACAATACGTGCAAACGTAAAGAAGTTCAAAGGCGAGTATAGAGAGCTCGTCATTGCATGCGACGATAAGAACTATTGGCGTAAGGACTTCTTCCCTCATTATAAAGCCCACCGTAAGAAAGACAGAGAGAAAAGCGAGCTTGATTGGAATAAGATCTTCAAGATCCTGAACCAGGTTCGTGACGATCTGAAAGAATACTTTCCGTATCCTGTCATTCAAGTTGAACGCGCAGAAGCTGATGATGTGATTGGCACACTTGCTCGAGCGATGGGCGATACAACAGACGTACTAATCTTGTCTGGTGATAAGGACTTCATTCAGCTTCACAAGTACAAGAACGTCAAGCAGTATACTCCTATCCTCAAGAAGTTCATCAATCATGATAATCCAGAACTGTACCTCAAAGAGCATATTATCAAAGGAGATCGTGGGGATGGAATTCCTAACATTGCCTCACCAGATGATGTCTTTGTGACAGGAGGTCGTCAGAAACCTTTACGTAAGGCATTGTTCCAGACGTTGATCGAGTCAAATATTGACGATGTCGAGAGCGGTCTTGATGATTTCAAACGTAACTGGCAGCGTAATCGTACGTTGGTAGATCTATCTCAGACACCACCAGCTATTGTCGAAAAGGTGTTTGAAGAGTATAATAAGCAAGGTACGAAGAAGAATCGTATCATGGAATACTTTACAAAGCATAAGTTGAGTTCATTATTAGAAAGCATTGGAGATTTTTAATGGCAGCAGTAAGCATAGCAGAACTTTTTGAAAACGCTGCAAAAGCAAAAACGCGAGATGAAAAAGCCCAGATCCTGGCGCAAGACCAAACTGGAACAGTAGCGACACTTCTACGTGTCTCGTTGGATCCTACTATCGAGTTTGATCTTCCGCCTGGTAGTCCACCTTTCAAGAAAAACGACCTCGTTGATCAAGAGGGTGTGATTTATAGAGAGGTCCGTAAGTTCAAGTACTTTATCAAAGGATCAGATGTCAACACGATCAAGCGAGAGACAATCTTTCTTGAGATGCTAGAGAACCTCGATCCACGAGATGCAGAGTTACTATGTCTAGCAAAGGATAAGAAGCCCCTAGGTAAAGGAATTACGGTTAATGTTGCAAACAAGGCATTTCCAGGATTAATCAATGAAAAAAAGTAATCACGTTTCACGTTATGACTATGATGAAGAAGATTGGTTTACTAACAAAAGGCGGAAGGCAGAAAGGAAACGATCGGCCGGAGGACGCTCAAAGAGAATGGACCGTGCTTTAAAAACAAACAACATCGCAGACATCGTGAAAGAATGCTTATCATAAATATTATGTACTGAAGAGGAAATCGTGTGGATCCGTATTTACATACAATCATAGCAACAGCATGTATTGCAGCAGCTTTCTACTTTGGTAGGAATCAAGGTATTCGCCTTGGGTGCGATGCAACTGTTACGGCCTTAGCAGCCGCCGACATCATCAAGCTAACTTATGATGAAGACGATAACGTCGAAGATATTTTACCAGTGAGCAACGAAGACAAGTAATGCCGATCTACACATTCCTGAACACAGAAACACATGAGCGCTTTGATGTTTCATTGCGCATCGATCAGCGAGAAGAGTATCTCGCTTCCAACCCTCACCTCAAGCAAGTTCTTTCTGGCGCGCCTTCGCTTCATAGTGGAGCAGGGCTCACTGGAAGAAAACCTGATAATGCATTTCGTGATAAACTAAAAGAAATAAAGAAAGCTCACTCTCAGGGCATAACTGAGAGGTCAAAAGCTAAAATCAACACATTTTAGAGAGGTCGCCTATGACGTTCAAGTATCCTACTATCAGAGGGATTTCACGGGAACTAAAAGAAATACAGGAACCAGAAACACCGTTAACGGTAGAGGATGCAGCTAGGATAATTGATATGTTAGCTGCAAAGATTGAGAAACTTGAAAAGCAGGTAAGAGACAGGAGATAAAATGCACACCCCCAGCTTTGCTGATGTGATAGCTGCTTCGCAGCGACAGTTTGACTTGGATTTGGTAGAGCTGGATAACCTGAAGACAAAGACCGTTGAAGGTAAGCGTCACTACAATACCCCAGGCGGTCTTTATCCTTCCGTTACCACAGTCCTATCCAACTACAACAAGGAAGGAATCCTTGAGTGGAGGAAACGTGTAGGTGAAGAAGAAGCAAACAAAGTAATGGTTCAAGCATCAAGACGAGGAACAGCTGTTCACGAGATGTGTGAGAACTACATTCTAAATACACCTGAGAAAGTTACTGATCCTGTCCCATCAAATATTGAGTCGTTCAGACAGATCAAAACATTTCTTGATCAACACGTAGGTGTTGTCAAAGGCGTGGAGACTCCGCTATACTCAGACTATCTCAAGGTTGCAGGACGTTGCGACTGCATTGCTGAGTATGATGGAAAGATGTCTATCATTGACTTCAAAACGTCACGCAAGTTTAAGAAGAAAGAGTGGATCAAAAGCTACTTTATGCAGACGGCAGGCTATGCTGTTATGTTTGAAGAGCGGACAGGAATTCCTGTTTCGCAGTTAGTTATTCTTATGGCAGTGGACGGTGATCAGCCACTTGTCTTCGTAGAAAAAAGAGATGATCATATTCATGATTTGATTGAGGTTATAAATGAGCATTCCAGCCACAGTAATTAAACCATTCCTAGTACAGTTTCAAGGTGATCCAATGATGAGTGATTACCTTATAGATTTATGGGAACAAGGTAATAAGGAGGGAGCGACCGGTCAAGGGAGACAGGGAGATGCCGCTGGCAACTCAGTAGTAGATGTATCAGTTAAAGATTCGACAGATCTAGGGATCCATTGGATTGATGTAACGAATCCAACCGATCCACGATTAAGAACGTACATAACTCACTTGAAGGAATGTCTGACTACATATTTTGAATTGTATCCTTGGCATGGTGTTTCTGGGCTGTATGATATGCTGGAAGGATTTAACATTCAAAAATATCCAGTGAATGGAGGATTCAAAAAGTATCATACTGAAATGGGCCCGAAAGCGCCTAACTGTTGGCGTACGCTTGTATTCATGACGTATCTTAATGATTGTGATCCTGAAAAAGGAGGACAAACAAGTTTCTTTTATCAAGGTATTATGACTCCTGCAGTGAAGTCAACTACATTGATTTGGCCAGCAGGTTTGGAATGGTTCCATGCTGGTATCCCCCACGAAACTGTAGAAAAAATTATTGCTACTGGATGGTGGCATTCAGTTACACCTGAAATCCATCAAGAATTTATACAGAATAATTATGGAGAACAGATGAAAATGTATGAAGAATCTCAAAAACAATGGACTGTGTCTCAAGCCGACATTAAGACCAATCCAAAGATCAAATCCTATAAGCCTGGAGAGGGGATTGTCCTCAAAAAGTCACATAACAACTAAACTAGACCCGCTGAAGCGGGTCTCTTTTTATCCAAAGTTCCTCTAACCTATTGATATTCTTAGTTAAAAAAAGTTTCCTAGATACATAAAAAAGTTGTTGTCTTTTTCACTCAAACAGGGATAATGCCTATATTGAATTGAGGAGAACATATTATGACAACATTGCTTCAGCACATCGAATCTTTGAATGCCCAGGCTCAGGCTTGGATGGACGCTAATCCAGGCGATTGGTGTTCAAAGTGGACTACCGATCTCGACCATTGGGCCGAGTACGGTGTGTTCACCGCTGACGATTTTATTCGTCATAACCTCATCGCTTGTATTAGCGATGCGTCTAAGGACCTGTTTGGGTTCCGTATGCGCATGGACTGGGACTCTATGTCTGTTGAGGACCTTCAGAAGGAATATGATTCCATCTGTTCGTCTCTGCGCGCCGAGTTCGAGCGTGAGCAGGAGTGGGAGGCTGAGAAGGCTGAGGAGGCTCGTATTGCCGCTCAAGGTCTTCAGCCTGACTGTGAGCCTCTTCCTTACGAAGAGTACGCCTACTTAGAGGAGATGGTATAATGTTAATGTATACTGTGTTCTTCAATAACTTCGGATTCATGAAGCACTTTGATGATTTAGAGAGTGCGACTAATTATGCAGTTGAATCTGGTTTTGAATGTAGTATAATTGGCCCTGACAATGAGTTAGTTAAGCATGTGAGGGCCATCTAATGTGTGGCGGTATTTACGAGGAGGATTTCAACATGGGCGATTTCAGAGAAATGGTTGAGAATGTTCGTAGTGAAGCGATCAATAATGAGATTGTCAAACTGACAGAAAACTACTTTGACATCGGTGAGCCTAAAGATGCTCTTTTACAGGTTGCCCTGAAGTATAACATAGCGTATACTGATGTGGTGAAAAGATATTATGATATATTGGAGAGTGAGTAATGGTTAACGAAGTGTACTCGGAAGTAATGGAAGCAGTGTTTGCTGCTAAAGAAGAGCTTGAGATGATTGAGTCTCGCTCGGACATTGAGAAGTACAAAGAGTACTCTCGCACTGAATCTAACCGCGCCTTCGTTGAAGAGCTCGGTCGTAAGTGTGCTGGGGAGGTGTACTAATGGATACAAGAGCGGTTGGTGAGATGATGGTATTGATTGGATACAGTTTCATTCTTGGAGCTGGCTTGATCCTTCTCGATTACTATTTGATTCCAGGAGGGTTGTATTAATGAACCTGGCGTATTGTGATATGATTGCGTATGCGATCAAAGAAAAGATCGGTACAATTACCGATGGTTTTATTGTAGGTCTCAAAGTCAGTTATGATCTAGCTGAAGAGGGCTACATGCAGACGACTACAAAGTATGTTGATGTAGTTGATGCGAATGGAAAGAAGTACAAAATTACAGTAGAGGAAATAAGAGATGGCATTTCTGGCTAAGCCAAAAATTCAGAACAAGATCGATTCAAAGATCTTTTCGACAGCGAAAGAGGCTCGTAAGTATCTCGAGCAGTACACAGAGATTCAAATGCGGATCGAAGATTGGATGTTGATTGGTAAGATTGTTGAGGTTCCTAATGAAGGTTAAATTGGAGTTGGACCTCACTGCCCAAGAGTTCAAAGACTTGTTCGTTCCTGGCGAACGCCAGACAGAGTTTGCAATCAAGACATACGATGCGTATGTAGACGCACTTCGTCGGATGGTCCTTGATCAAATTGATCCACATAATTTTACTGGAATCAACAAAAAAAATCAATGAAAAGTGTTGACTTCACATCAACAATGTGGGATGATACCCAAACTGAAAAATTAAATAGGATATTTTGTTATGGCACATAATGTTGAAACAATGGCGTACGCAGGTGAGACTCCATGGCACGGACTCGGTATCCCTGTTCCTGCTGACTTGACTCCTGCTCAAATGCAAGAGGCTGCAGGTCTTGATTGGACTGTAGGTAAGTCTGATCTGTTCTATACAGTTGGCGATGACCAGGTTCGCGCTGGTAAGAAGCAAGCATTGATTCGTGAGTCTGACGGACGTATGCTTGATGTTGTTTCTGAGGACTGGACTCCAGTTCAGAACGAACAAGCGTTTGAGTTCTTCAATGACTTCTGCGCTGCTGGAGAGATGGAAATGCATACTGCAGGTTCTCTTCAGAATGGTAAGCTCGTATGGGCTCTTGGTAAGACCAAGGATGCATTCGAGTTGTTTAACGGTGATGTGACTGAGCAGTATGTTCTGTTCACTAACCCTCATAAGTTTGGTGCTGCAATTGACATTCGTCTAACCAACGTACGTGTCGTTTGCAATAACACCCTCAACTATGCTCTGGCAGGAGAGTCAGATAAGGTAGTACGTCTTAGCCACCGCCAGGAGTTCAATCCTGATGAGGTTAAGGCAATGATGGGTGTTGCCAAAGAGAAGCTCGCTCAGTACAAAGAGATGTCAGCATTTCTTGGTTCGAAGCAGGCTTCGATGGAAGGTCTTATCAACTACTTCAACGAAGTGTTTCCTAAGACCTACAAGGCGAACGAGGTTGATACTTCGATCATCCAGCCTCACTCAAAGGCTGCATCTCGTGCCCTCGAGGTGATCGATACTCAACCTGGTGCCGACTTCGCTCGTGGTTCTTGGTGGCAGGCATTCAATGCCGTAACCTATCTCACCGACCACGAGTTAGGCAAGAGTCAGAACTCCCGACTGACGTCTGCCTGGTATGGTGTTAACCGTCAACGTAAGATTACAGCCCTCAACAAGGCTGTAGAATACGCTGAAGCAGCTTAACTATATAGGAGGGTGCAACGCCCTCCATTTTTTTCCAAGGGAGAATAGTTTGGATATCAAATCAGTGAACACGAGCAGTGAGTTTGCTCGTGTCATCGAGAAGTTGGTGAAAGAACATAACATTGACTACATGGATGCAGTTTTACATTATTGCGAGAAGAATGAGTTGGATATTGAATCGATTGCCGGTCTGGTTAGGCAGAATCAAACATTGAAGTCTAAGATACAAATTGAGGCAGAGGACTTGAACTTTCTGCCAAAATCTGCGAGACTGCCTCTATGACAGACGCATTCGACATCTATACAATGTACCTTGCTCTCAAGCAGCACTTCACGACAGAGTCGTATGACTACTTCAAATATCATGGTCGTGTCAAGGCTAACAAAGAGAGCTTCTTGAGGAGACGTGATCGATACTTCTTCCATAAGATATCGAAGAAGAAAGATCCGTTACATTTCCTTCTTGCAAACTTTGTAGAGAAAGGAGACTTCTACATCGGGGACAATCCTGATGATGAGATCTACCTGAAGTGGAAAGGAAACCAAGAGAAGCTGACATACACGTTCAAGAACGACATTGATCAGCTTGAGAGTCCTTTCTATGATAACTTTAAGACGGATGGTCAACATCCGCTTGTTCTCCAGTTATTCTATCAAAAGAAGATCTCTAAGGAGACGTTGATAATTATAAACGACATCTTTAGAAACGAGATCTTCGACTACTGGAACGAGGTGATTAGTGATCCTGTTGTCTGGCCTCAGACGTATAAACTACTCGCTAAG